GCCACGAGTGCAGGCGCGGCCGGCGCCGGCGGCTCGGGTGTCGTTGTCCTGCGGTTCTCGTCGGCTCTCCGCTGCACCGTTGGCACTGGCCTCGGGCAGCACGCATCGTCGCCGGAGATCAGCGGCGGCGATACGGTGGTCACGATCATCAGCGGCAGCGGAACCGTCACGTTCACGTGAGGTAGTCGAATGGCCCACTACGCATTTCTGGACCCGCAGACGAACGTCGTGCTCGAGGTGATCGTCGGCGAGGACGAGGGCGAGGGCACCGACTGGGAAGCGTACTACGCTGCTGTTCGCGGCCTGCCCTGCAAGCGGACGAGCTACAACACGCGAGACGGCGTGCATCTGTACGGGGGCAAGCCATACCGCGGCACCTACGCCGGGATCGGCTACACGTTCGACGCGAGCCGCGGACCCGACGGCGAGTTCGTCGCACCGGAGTGATCATGCCGAGCGCGATCCGCAACTGGCGACCGACCCGTCCGCGATGCTCGCCCTCGAAGGAGCGGGCGCACTACGTGTCGGCCGAGTGGCGAGCGATCCGGCAGCGGATCTTGATCCGCGACGCGTACACGTGCGCCGCCTGCGGTCGCGTGATCTACGGCCCGAAGGCGCACGTCGATCACATCAAGCCGCTCGAGGAAGGCGGCACCGACGACGAGATGAATCTTCAGACGCTCTGCGAATCATGCCACGGGCGAAAAACACGAGCCGAGCAGTCGCGACGAGGGCTGCTGTAAATGCCAAACCCTGCCGAATTGTCATGCGCCCCCGGGGTGGGGTCGGCCGCCAAACTGCCAATCTGTCCCTAGCCCCGCGTGCCCTCTGCGCGAATTAATGGGGAGTTTTCAAAAATGGGAAGCCGCGGACCGGCTCCAAAGCCCAACAGCAGCGAATCAAAGCGGCGTCGGAACACGATGTACCGACCGAAGCCTGCCACGCCCGCCGGCCACGTCGACCGGCCTGAGTGGGTCTCGTCCGTCCCGGCCGCGTGCGACTTCTGGGACCGCGTCGCGCCGGGCCTGATCGCCGACGGCCGGCTCCTGCCCGAGCACGCCGACGCCCTCGGGCAGCTCGCCCGACTCCACGCCGACGTCCTCCAGCTCCAGGACCAGGTCGCGGCCGAGGGCTGGATCAGCGCGAGCGAGAAGGGACAATCGGCAAGCCCGGTCGCGAAGCTACTCCGCGATGCTCGCCGCGACTTCGTCACGCTCTCGAAGGAGTTCGGCCTGACCGCGGCGGCCGCGGCCCGGATCCCGCAGGAAGCACCCGTTGAAAAAGAAGCCGACACGCTCCGCGCGTTCATCGACGGCACGGCGTAAGCGAACGTCGAAGCCAGCCTGGACCAGGCGGCCCGACTACGTCCCCGGCTACACGTGGGAGCAGCACCGAGCCGACCGCGTCGTGAACTTCATCCAGAGCCAGGTCGTTATGACCGCCGGCCGAAAGTTTGCCGGCAAGCCGATGTGCCTCATGCCGTGGCAGATACACGACATCATCGAGCCGCTCTTCGCGTGGGTCGACGACCAGGGCCTCCGCCGCTACCGCCGGGCGGCGATCTACGTCTCGAAGAAGAACGGCAAGTCGTCGCTGATGGCGGCGCTCGTCCTCTACTTCCTGCTCGCGGACCAGGAGCCCGGCGCCGCCGTCTACGGTGCGGCCGTCGACCGGATTCAATCCGGGATCATCTACCGCTCCGTCGCTGCCGCCGTCCGCGCGAACCCGCAGCTCGCGAAGGCCCTCGAGGTCGTCGACTCTCGGTCCACCATCATCCACCCGGCATCGTCCTCGAGGTACGTCTGCCTCGCCGCCGACTCCTGGCGGGCCGAGGGCATCGACGCGTCGGCCGTCGTGATCGACGAGCTGCACGCCCACCGGAAGCCGGACCTGGTCGAGGCCCTCACCTACGCCGGCGCCGCCCGGGCGCAGCCGCTCGTCGTGGCGATCTCGACGGCCGGCGAATCGCGGAACGGCATCGGCTACCGCTGGTATCAGGACGCCCGCCTGGTCGAGAAAAACCCCGAAGCGAACCCGACGTTTTTCGGGAAGGTCTACGAGGCGCCGCAGGACGCGAAGGACTACGGGTCGCCGAAGCTCTGGAAGAAGGCGAACCCGTCGCTCGGGGTGACGATCGGGGAGAAGGACTTCGCGGACGACTACGCCGACAGCCTGACCAACGCCCGGAAGCGGACGTCGTTCCTCAGATACCGGCTCGGAGTCTGGGCACAATCCGACAACCGGTGGTTCCAGGATCCCGCGAAGTGGGCGGCCTGCTCGACCGGCCCGCTCGAGCCGACCGACGGCCGCCCCTGCTGGGTCGGCGTCGACCTGGCTTCTAACCTCGACATGACGGCGGCCTGCTTTCTCTGGAAGGAATCCGACGGCAGCTACTTCGCCCGGTGGAAGGTCTGGGTCCCCGAGGAGACGGTCGCCGCGCGCGAGCGCGAAGGCATCCCGTACATGACGTGGATCCGCGACGGCTGGGCAACCGTCACGCAAGGCGCGCGCCTGGATCACGAGCACGTGGCCCGGGACATCCTCGAAGCCGGCGAACAATCGCGGATCGTGGCCGTCGGTGCTGACCCGTGGCAGGTTGGTCCCCTCGCAACGCTACTTCAACGGGCGGACGTTGAGGTTCAAACTGTAGCCCAGCGAACGGGCACGCTAAACGCCCCGTGCAAGCTGCTCGAGGCGCTCGTCGTCGAGGGCAAGCTCCGCACGGGCGATCCGCCGAATCCGATCGCCGCGTGGGCCGCTAACCACGTCTGCGTCTACACCGACCCAACGGGAATGATCAAACCGGACAAGGCGAAGAGCTCCGAGAAGATCGACCCGATCGTCGCCCTGGTCAACGCGTTGGCGATCGCGTCTACCAGCGACGAAGGCAATACGGACCCGTCCGCGTGGCAGATCATCGAGCTGTAGCGAAGCGGAAGCCGGCGGCCAGGAAGCCGCGGGCGCCGCGGTCCGCCCGTCACGAGCCGCAGACGTTCTCGCTCCGGAGCCTGTCGCTGGTCGACCCGCTCGGCCTCTTCGACTCGTCCCTGGCCGGCAAGCCCGAGACGGCGATCCGCGTAACCGCGATCCTGGCGGTCGTCCGGTTCCTCGCCCAGGCTGTCGCGTCGATGCCCGGGCACTGTGTCCGCACGCTGCCCAGCGGCCGCCGGGACGACGCCGGCGACCTGCCGGTGGCCTACGTCCTGGGCAAGCGGCCAAACCCGTGGCAGAGCTCGTACGAGTTCTGGGAGTGGGTCGTCTACACGACCGCCCTCTACGGCAATTCGTTTGCCCGGATCATCCCCGGGCCGCGCGGCTTCTGCTCCGAGCTGCGGCCGATGCACCCGACGCGGATCAAGGTCGAGCGTCTCTCCGACTACTCGATCCGCTACAGCTACTTCGAGGCCGACGCGAGATGGAAGCCGCTCCGCCAGGAGGAAGTCCTCCACGTTCGCTGGCTCAGCGAGAACGGCCTGGTAGGAATGGCGCCGCCCGAGCTGTGCGCGACGTCGATCGCCCTGGCCAGGAGCATCGACAGCGCGGCGACCTCGTACTGGGAGAACTCCGCCCGGCCCGACATCGTCCTCGAAACTCAGGAGACGATCCCCGCCGACGCCGTGGCCGCGCTGCGGCAGCAGATGCGGGACCTCTACGGCGGCCCCGGCAAGCGCGGCAGCGCCGCCGTCCTGCCGAAGAAGATGGTGCTCAAACCGATCGAAGGGAACACGGCCGAGCAGTCGCAGTTGATCGAGCTGCGGAACGCCGTCGTCGCCGACGTGGCCCGCTGCTGGGGCGTGCCGTCCACGCTGATCGGTGACTCGACGATGAACAAATGGAGCACGGTCGAACAGGAGCATCTCTCCGCTCAGGTCTGGTGCCTGCTGCCCTGGCAGCGCCGCGTCGAGGGCGCCGTCGACCGGACGATCCTGTCGACCTACGAGGAGCAGGGCGACCGGGTTTCCTTCAAGCTCGACAACCGCGGACTCCTGCGGGGCGACACGGCCAGCCGGGTACAGCTCTATTCCGCCCTCTGGCAGCAGGGCTCAATCTCTCCCAACGAGATCCGCGACCTCGAGGATTTGCCGCTCCTCGACACGCCGGCCGCGGATCAGACCTACGTCCAGCTCGGTTTCTCGACCCTCGACAACGCCGCGGCGGCGGTCGCCGCCGCGGTTCCTGCGGCGCCGGCCGACGAGCCGAGCGACAGCTACTCCGGCGAAAGCGTCGACCAGGCCGGCGGTTTCACGCTCGGCCAGTACGTCTACTGGTCGGGCGGAGAAGGAACGATCGAGCACCTGATGACGGCCGGACTGCTAGGCGTAGAGGGCTCGGCCTTCGCCCTCGCGGCCAGCCCGGAAGACCCGGCCAGCCTGGTCCGGATTCATCGCGACGGAAGCCCGACGGAGTTGCTGATCGGCAAGCGGACGGCCGAGCTGTCCGCGGAGCCGGTGTAGGAGGGAACCTTGAACACGCCCGAGCGCCGCTACCTGCCGACGTCCGACTACCCCGACGCGATTCGCGTCGAGAGACGCGACGGCCAGCCGACGATCCTCACCGGCATATCGCCGCCGTGGGACTCCCTGTCGGCCGACCTCGGAGGCTTCCGGGAGAAGTTCGCACCGACGGCCTTCGACGGCCTGGTCGACCGGCACGCGAACGACCCGCGGCCGAAGCTCGACGTCCCGTTCCTGCGAGATCACGACCCGAGCCTGATCACCGGCCGGACGACCAACGGCCGGCTGGAGATCTTCAAGGACGCGAAAGGCCTCGGCTACCGGCACGACCCGATCCAGACGACGGCCGGGAAAGATCTCATCCTTCTGGTGGAAGACCGGACGATCACCGGCGCCTCGTTCGCGTTCACGACCGCCCCCGACGGCGAGGTCTGGACGGAGGACGACAAAGGCAACCCGATCAGGACCATCTACCGGGCCTCGGGGCTCTACGACATCTCGGCCGTGACGTACCCGGCCTACCCGAGCTCGAGCATCGCGCCCCGTTCGCTCGACGCCTGGCGGGCCGCCCGTGGAGTGGTCGGCGAGTCGTCCAGCCTTACGATCAGTCTCGACTACGACCAGACCTACACGGCGGCCCCCGGGCTCTGGCGGTCGTTCCTCCTCGACGCCGGCAACCGCGGCGCGAAAGTGTTCTGCATCACGCGCCGAGAGGACACGCCCGAGAACCGGGCCGCGATCCAGTCCGGCTTCGGCGACGCGTTCGAGGCCCTGGCCGGCGTTGTGCTCTGCGGACCTGACACGCTGAAGCGGGCGGCCGCCGAGGCCGCCGGGCTGTCGGTCGACATCTGGATTGACGACTCCCCGCAGCTCGTCGGCGTGCCCACGCAGGCCCGTTCGATCAAGGCCGGGACGGCCGTCGGCTACCAGGCCGCGGCGGCCGCAGCAATCGCGAGGCTCCGCCATGCAGCCGGCTAACTGCCAGCGGTGCGGGTCGCGGATGCGGACCGTCTCGTCCAAGCGGCACGGGACCGCGCAGGTCCAGTACCTCGCGTGCACCGGTTGCCCGGCCAAGCGGTCGCGCGTGATCGATGCGGTCCACGTCTGGAGGAGAAAGAAATGATCTCGACCGCCCCGCTCATCGCCGCCAACGACCTGACGAACATTCGCGACAAGATCGACGCGTTTATCTCCATCGCGAAAATGAAGGCCCGCGACGGGATCACGGTCGCGGAGTTCGGCGAGCTCACGGTCGCCCTCCTGCGGGTCGCGATCGCCGCGGCCGATCTCCTCGCTGTCGACGGCAGCAGGAAGAAGGAGCTCGTCCTGGAGGCGGTCGCCGCCCTCTTCGACGCCCTGGCCGACAAGGCGGTCCCGGTCCTCGCCTGGCCGGTCTGGCTGATCGTCCGGCCGACGGTCCGGCAGCTCGTCCTCCTGGCGGCCGCCGGCGCGATTGAGTCCCTCCTGCCCGTCGTGAGGATCGCCACATGATGACGCTTCTGCTGATCGCCGCCGCGGTCGCCGCCCTCGGCGGGCCGCAGCTCCTCGAGCAGGGCCGGCAGCTCGTCGGCCAGGTGAACCTACCGGCCCTCGACCGCCGGCACGTGATCGCCGCCGCCCTCCTGGCGGCCGCCGCCTGGCACTACGCGTCGACCAGTCCGTCGGTCCCAACGCCTGCCCCGGAGCCGGCCGCCCTGACGCTCCGCGGGAAGTTCGTCGGTCCCGACGCCGCGGCCGACGCTGCCACGACAGCGGCCCTCCTTGACGAGCTGGCCTCCGAAATCGAGTGGGACGGGATGCAGCGCGAGCCGCTCCTGAAGACGGGCGTCGCGTTCGACGACCTGCGGACCAGGGCAAGAGCCCTGCGGACCCGCGGCGTCTCGCTCGGCGAGAAGCACCCGCGAGCCAGAGAGGAAATCAAAAGCTACCTCGACAAGACGGCCGGCACGTCCGGCGGCCCGGTGACTCCCGAAGGCCGCGCGGCATGGATCGCGGCCTACCGCGAAATCGCGAGGGCCGCCACCGATGCAGC